CAACAACTTCTGGCTGTTTTGTTTCTTCAACTTTTACTTCTTGTTCTTCAATAAGTTCTATTGGAGATTCTACTTTTTCTTCGGTTGTCCGTACTTCTTCAACCACTGCTTTGCTGTCGCCACTGTCTTTGGGTTCTTCGACAACAACATCGCTATCATTTGTCTCTTGTGCTTGAATGGCATTTTCTTCTTCTTGTTTTGGAATTATTACTTTTTTAACCTCTGGTTCTAATTCAATCAAAGGTTCTTTAGGATTAATATTAACTTTAGTAATATTATCTTTAGTTTGGTTTAGTTTTTTAGGTGTTTTCTTTTTTGTTTTTAATTTAAACTCACCTTCCTGTTTAACAGGTTCATTTGTTTTTACTTCTGACATAATATAATATAATTAAATAATTAAATAGCGTTTACATAAACGCGCTTATCCCCATGTTAGGATCTGATTCAAAGTCTATAGGTAAGCCATCGTTTTTTCTTTGACTTATCATTTCACTTTGTTGTGTTGCTTGTATTTTAGTTCTCTTATCTTTTCGATCTTCTATTTGAGCTTCTTTCTGCTGAGCCGCTTGAACTTCTAGTTGTTTTAACTGCATATTAAGCTCATGCTGCATTTGTAACTTTTGAGCATCTAACTCAGCTTGAACTTGCATTTTTTGTATCTCCATTTGAGTTCTAGCTTGCTCATATTGAACTTTAGATCCGCTAATAGCTTCTTGCTTTTGAACTTCAGCCATTGCTGTTTTTTCAGCTGTTTCAGCTTGAGCAGCAGCTTGAGCCTGTATGTTAGACTGTTGTATAGCCATATCTTCTTTTTGCTTTTTCTTACGCTTTATTTTAAGCATTTGATTAGCAAGTTTAAGATTTTTTATTTGTCTAATATCTATAGCGTCATCAAGATCTATTCCACCATTTTGTAAAGCTACTTGTATATTTTGCTCTAACTTAGCTTGTTCTTCTTCATCAGGCTCTAGTTCTAGAAATATACCAAAATCATGCAGATTTAAATCCGATACTTCCTCTAATGTTTTTACGTTAAAAGTAGATATAGAATTTTTAAGAGATTCAGCTGTCAATGGAAACTCTAATGCATCTGCTATTTTTAAAGATATGTTTTCAGACACTTTAAGAGTTATATATAAACTAGACTGATTAATATGTTTAGTAGCTGTATTTGAAGCGCTAGCGGCTAGTTTCTGTAATCCTACAAGAGTGTTGCGATCAGGAAGACTACCATCTCTAGCTTCATTAAGTCCTGTTACATCACGTATCATTTGTAAGTAATATTGATACGTAGTTATTAAACTTTGTATTTTAGCACCACCACTACTACTCTGTAGTTCTTGAATAGGTACTTTACCTCTGTTGATTTCACCGTCTTGAGTTAGTGATCTACCTACAATAGAACCAGTTTGGAAATACATATTAAGTGCTTCAGCTGGATTATAGTTAGTACCATTACCAAGGTCAACCTCAGCTAAGCCGTCCATATCTAAATATACACCATCTGGCACCATTCTAGATAATACTTGCTGTAGTTTTAAATGAGTTATTTGTATCATATCGGCAAAACCAATACACTTACTAACTAGTGAGTCAATTCTACCTTTATACATACGAGGTGCACATATACAATAATTCATTTCAACTTTAGTAGTATCAGCATATGGTCTTGACATATTTTCTGCTAATTCCCATTTAAGCATAGTATCAGTACCTAGTACTTTAGCACCACTATATAATACTTCTATAGACCTAGATACTCTTTCAAACATATCGCTTTCGGGCGGATTAAATGTATCAGGCTTTTCGATAGCTTTCATTAATCCTTGATCTGTTTGTTTTATTTTAAATACTTGATTATGATAAGTTTTATAGTCAAAGTATAAAACCTGTACAGTGTTTTCATCATATCCACCCCAGCCAGTTATGTACTGTCTATTTCCAGGCATCTCCTGTATTTTCTTTAATTCATCTTCAGATATATCTGGAAACTCTTTTTTAAGTTCAGGTATAGTTATTGATTTTATTTCACCTACATAATATATATCTTGAAAATTAGGATCTTCTGTATATGAATAAACCATATAAGCTGGATCAACATAGTCTACCGTTATACCGTTAGCTGTATTAAAACCTGTTTTAGCAGCAGCAATACCACACACTGCTAAATCCATATTTAATCTTCTACGTATAAGATCATATTTGTTTTGAGCGAAAACAGTAGTAATAGCTTCTTCTTCTGCTATTTCAATAGATTGTTTATAGCCCAACTGCATATGTAGTTCTAGCTCTTCTTCTGTTTCTGGTATTATATCAGGGTTTGGTGTTTGATATAAATCTATACCAAGAACATTTTTTATATTTTCTATATATTCTTTAGCTAGCATATCTTCATATATTTTACTAGCATAAGAAGTTCTTTTCTTAACCGAACTAGGATCTTGCGCGTAAGCTTTTATTTCGTAAGCTTTTTGAGATATACCATTTACTACTATATCTACAAATTTAGATAAAATAGGTACTGGCTTCCAGTCTAAATTTAAATAAGACAAATCACCGTTTATAGATAATTCATCTTTATATTTTTGTATAGGTTGTTCACCTCTAGCGTAAAGTCTTAAAGTGTTAAAGTTATTCCAGTTTGTTAAGTATCTGTTACCATTAACTCTACCGGATTTAAACCACTCAGTTTCAATAGCCATAGCAACTTGACTGCCATATTCCCAGCTTGCTTTTTCAGCATCACTTACTACTTGACTAGGAAAAGCGCTATTTGAGTTAGTATATATATTCATTTAACTTATTATTTTTGATGAAGTTCCCCTATTGTCGTATCGTTTAATTCCTAAATCAACAGGTTGTAGTTTTATTTTATTTACAGGTGAATACCTATGTTTATTACATGCCATTAAAGCTAAACCAGAACTGATAGAAGCATCGTGACTTGTTCTGTTATTTATATTAAATTTAGCCCAATCTTCTAATGTTTTTTGAAAATACATATCACCATAACCAGATTCTTTTAATCCTACAAATGTTTCTATATATGTTTCTATAGCAGAAGCGTGAGCTTGTTTTATGTCTTCACTAGAGTTAGGTATACCACCTAATTCTCTTTCAGTTACAGACAATTTATTATATTTTCTATCAGGTCTATTCATACTGAAACCTCTATACCCTCTTTTTTTTAGATAATATAAAAGTCTAGGTTTATTGTTTTCTACTAATATTGGCATACCATAAAATACGCAAGCCATAAGTACATCTTCAAAGAATATTTCAGCTGTTTGTGGTCTAGCAATATATTCTAAGAAAAAATGATTTGGTGGTGCATCTTCCATTGAAAACTTAGTTAAACCGTGTAAAGATCCTTTAGAACCTCTTTTATCAACTGTTCCTGATATATCATATGGATCACATCCGAAAGCACCCATATGTTCGTTACCAGGATAATTAGTACCGTGTTTTTGGTAACGTCTATTTTGAATATTGGTCGGTGGTACCCAACTAATATTAAACCTACCATTTTTATTTGGAACAAATATAACCTCTGTATCTTGTTCTGAATTTTTCCATTGAAAGCTACCTTGAGTAATATTTATTGAATTTCTCATATCTTCATTAAAATCTATCTGCTCGTATATTTTAGTTAGATTAAATAAAGACTCTTTTGTTTCATCTCTAAAAGCATGCTTAGTGGTGCGAGGAAACTGTCTGTAAAATTCATTTAAAGCATCTTGATCTTGTTTAAGTCCATCTACTTCGTTGTCCCAGTATTCTATCACACCTAAATCGATTATTTCACCTTGTGGTCCTGTGACAGGTTTTTTTGGCGTAACGAATACAGGTATCCCGTAAGAATCAATGTATCCTTCGTAGTTCCATTCCATAGGTATGAACAAACTATATAATCCCGAACGAGTCTGTCCATTGGCGTTTCTTTTTGTAACATCTGAGTCGTTATATAGTTTCTTAAAATTATCACCTCCTTTATCAAGAGCGTTGCTTGTTGATCCCATCATACATTTGCCAATAACTCTACTACCTAATCTAAGACAAGTTTTTGTAACTCGCCAGTTGTTTAAAATGTTATTAGGTTTTTCCCACTTACCACTTTCATCGTGGACAAGTAGTTTTAGTTTCTCCCCGTCGTACGAGTTATCACCTGTGTTTTTCCAGTCGATCGTTGTGTCGAGCCCGTCAAGTTCTCTGAGTGTCTCGTTGCTCTCGAGCTTCTTCCTTGTGTATTTTGTCGCAGGGACTCTGTATGCAAGCTCTGTCTTCGGCCTGTCCATACCGTCCTGGATTGGCTTGAAGAAGAAGGGGTAGTTGACCGATATTGGTACAACCTTGTCTGTGAACATCTTCTTAGCGTCAGGGCCAGACTTTGACAATATGCCAAACCGTGCATCTGATGTAATTGTCGCATTATTGACGGCCTCTGCGGAAGACATGAATGAAAATCCCGAACGGCGGTTCTTAAGATAGCACATTCCGTAACATCGTGAGTCAGCTTTACAAGCTTCCCAGAATATAAAGAATAATCTGTTTGATTCCCTAAAGTCTGGTTGCCCAACGTCAATTTTGCTCCACTGCAAGTACATATAGTGAGAACCAGTAACGTAAGTAGCCACATCCTTATTATAGAACCAAAAGCCTTCTTCCCTGCGGGTGAACTCATTATCGATGTAATCATACCATTTTTCTTTAAAGTCTAATGGGTATTCCTCCCAATCAAATACAGACTTTATTTTTTTTAATTCTTTAGGATACTCAGTGTACTCCCATTTATTAGTTTCAAACTTGTGTGTTTTATTTTTTTCAGGTAAAGCTATTTTAAGGTTTTGTATTTCATATATTTCACCTATTTTACCTGTCTTGCTTATAATAACAATATCATGTTCTTTGTTATATCCATATTCCCATTTACTATACCTATTCATTCGTTTAAGAACTTTAGGTTTAATATGGTCTTTTAAAACTTTATATAAACTTTGCTCGTACATTACTTAGATCTACCTTCTGCAAAACCCTTAAAAGTTCTTTCTTCTTTAACTTCTTTAGGTTTATCGTTTAATAAATTTTCCTCTTCTTCGATGCGATTAAGTATTTCAAAGGCATCGAATATAGCTAACTTTTTAGTTGCGGCAGCGTTCTTGAGTCTGTCAGCTGATATATCATCATCAGAATCAACAATAGCTTCTTTAGCTACCTTGATTAATTCTTCGACTGCTTTCTGCCCAGCTTGGATTATATTCTTCTTCGTCTCCTTGGTATTCATACTTAATTACAATATCATTAGATTTCATACAATATAGTCGCTTATCATCAACTAAAAACTCCCACTCGCTATTAGGAGTAAAGCCTACAAGATCACCTGGGTTTATATTAAGCTCCTCTAAGGACTTATTACCATATTTTAATATACCAATAAGGTTTGCTTCTTTATCTAGTGTTAGATCTTGTTTACTTTTTATAGGTGTTATAAAACATCTATTATTTATAGTCTTCCAATTGTTTTTATTTTTATACAAATAAATTTGGTCGACTGCACAGAAATAGCAATCATCTTTAAAATAAGATCTGCTTTTTTTCTTTTCGCCCCTCATATCATAAAATGTTCTAAACACATTTTGATGTATGATTATTATAGCCCCTTTTTTAATAGGTGTAGAAAAAGCTGCAGGTGTTTCAATAACTCTAGCAACTCTATTAACAAACTTCCAGTTTTCTATTTTAGTATTTACAACTAATTTTTTATCACCCACATTAACAGTATTACTGTACTTATCGCCAACTGGTTCAACGATAAAATCATATAGACTCTTCATTAATACTCTAGATCATACTCAACGGATACTGCCATATTAGAATTAAACTTTTTCCATGGCAACACCTCGTCTTTTTTCTTTATGTGAATATTATAAGAGCTATCTGAATCGTCAAATAATATATACGCTATCTCGTGACCTCCATAAACTTGTTGGCCTACAGAGTAATGCATAGCGTCATTTTTATAATCAGATCCAATACTGATTTTTCTTATAACTGAATTCATTGTTATTCTACTTCTTCAGTTATTTCAGTATACTCACCTGTTTCTAAGTCTATGGATATTTTACCATATTCTTTTTCTATAAGTGATTTCTGTTCTTCTAAATCTTTATTTACCTCTGCAACCTTATGCAACAAAGCGTGTTTTTGTGTTTCTATAATACCAATGTTATTTATTATAGAATTTAACTCTTCTTGGTGTTTTACAATTATTTCTAATTGTTCTTTTTTAATTTTTGCCATTTGATTTAATTTAATTGTTTTGTATTTATATAGTTACACTTGTTTTAACAAATCTACTATTCAGGTAAATCCTCATATTGATCCGCGTAATCAGCAGGTAAATAAGATTCCATCCCACTTATTTGATCATCGCTACATTCGTCTTTATAGAAGTCGTTAGACAGTAACCAAAAAAAATGGTCTTTAAGACATTGCAGTTTTTCTTCTGTAGTCTCTGAATCCGCAGCTTCTGCTAATTGACCATCTACTTGACCTACGATAACTGCTTTATGACTATCGTCTGTGTTTTCAGATGTTATTATATTTTTAAACATTATTTATGATTTTAATGATTCTACTTCTGCTTTTAATTCTTTTATTGCTTGTACTAATATCGGAACAAGTTTACCATAACTTAACTCTAGTTTATCTGGGTTATTATCATAAACAAGTCTTAAAGTATCGTTGTCTAATTCTTTAACTTCTTGTGCTATAAATCCAAAGTCTTTTTTACCCTTGTTAGATGAGTAATATTCTTCTCCATCAGAATTCGTTTCTGGTCTATTATCCCATACAAATTCCCTTGGTTGTAAAGCATCTATAAAAGCAAGTCCATATCCTAAATCTTTTATTTCTGACTTATCTCTTTCATCTGACAAAGATGTTATTGAAGTAACCGCACAGCGTAAAGTAGCTACACTTGAATTACCCAAAGTAACTTCATTTGAAGCAGTACTTGAACTTTCTATAGCTTGATAACCAACATTAGTAACATTTGTACCACTTGCTGAACTTCTACCAGTTCCAGAACCTAAGCTTGTCCTCCAATATCCAGTTAAGTTTCCGTCATCAGCTTGGTAACCGATGGCAGTATTATTTGAAGCAAACTGCTGGTCTTGTGAACCTAATGCTTCATAACCTATAGCAGTATTTCTTTGCCCAGTTGTTTCTGCGTCTAATGCTTTAGAACCAACAACAGTATTATGATCACCACTTGTTTTAGCTTTACCAGCTTCAGTACCAATATAGGTATTATTGCTACCAGTACTAGCATAACCAGCTTCATATCCAAGCGTAACATTATCAACACCAGTAGTATTAGAATAACCAGCTCTATAACCTAGACTCGTGTTATTA